AGAACCAATCCTAGTCGTAATCATCCAAAGCACGATCCAGCTCACCAGCGCCGATTTACCAATACCACGACCAGAGGAAACAGCCATCCTGAGAACATCAAACTCAGTGACGTTTTTATTTTTTTGGATGTGTTGTTTGATTTCTCTTAATACGTCGCGCTGCCATTTTCTAGGACCGTGGTGGCGCTCAAGCGGCGTGCCCGCTGTACTCCACGGAAAAGCAAAAAGAACAAACGCCTCGGGATCGTCTTTGATTGCGGGCGACCACAACCGAGACATAAGTAATTGCTCATCTTCTGGGCTGTATATAGGCTTTTGCAATTACATTTCCTTCCAATTTACACCGCGTCTAACCGCATCAATCGTAGACCGGCTGACGTTAAATTCAACTGCTAGATCACGCAAAGTACGTTGCTTACCGACTGCACGGATATATTCAACCTGCTCAATTGTTAACTTAGCGCGAGGGCTATCTTCGCCTGGTCTTATCGTTGATACGCGGCGATTACGATCGTAAGCGGCTTTGCCATTTTCGCTGTATGTACCAATACTTAAGTGAGCAGGGTTTACGCAAGTAGGGTTGTCGCAAAAGTGCATGACAACTTTACCTTTAGGTATTTGTTCACCAGTGGCTAACGTATACGCTATGCGGTGCGCCATCTCTTTGCGCCGTGTCCCATCGGTCAAGCTACCCATACGAAAGCTGCCATACCCAAAACTAGTTTTTGTGGCCGTCCAAAGCCAACAATCGTTTGGGCCGCGCTTATCAACTTTCTCCCAAAAACGATCGCTTAATGTTGCTTTTGCCATTGGTTCCTCCAATAAAGCAACATTATACACCAATTACCCCACAGTCTGTTTATTTTCTATCTTGGGTATATTTATATGCGGTTCGCTCTCTGGTATTAGATCAATCACTTTACCCTCATCAACGCGTGTCTCCGCCGCTCTAAGCGCGTCGATCACGCTGATGCGCTGGTCCACCTCAATACTCACCGCCTGCTTGGCGACCCAACCATGCGTGTGCTTCAGTATCTCTAGCGCCGCCTTAGCGTCGCCTTGCCGCGCTGCGTTTAACATGTGCTGGCTGTGCTCGCGCTCACTATCTGCGCGTCCCTTGAGTTCGGCAATTTCGGCAAGTTTGTCATGCTGTTTAAGTAGCCGGTACTCTACAGGTAACAACCCTGCCGCTAACGCCAACGAATCTTCTTTTAAGCCAAGATACGCAGCGTTGTAGATGCGCTCCAGTACAGCTTCTGTCGCTTCAATCGTTCGGACTGTGAGGGGTAGGCTCTTAAACATAGCGTGACAATTTTACCAAGATGACCTAAGCGTCGTTACAACGCAAGCGTAAGACATTCTAATACTTTTGGCTAGTGGACTACTAAAAATAAAAAAAATTTCTTGTGCTAGTGGGCGCAAGCGCTAACAAAAATAAAAAAATTTCTTGTGGACCCTCCGGCCCTGACCTGCCAGGCCGTCGGCCCTACCCGGGGGCCTCAAACCAAAAACCCGAAAACCTATTGGCAATTTGGGTCATGCTCCAAAGTTTGTAGCGATTGGCAATCTAGGCAATGATCTGCTATTTGTAACCATTGGCAGTTTGGGTCATGCTCTAGACTTTGTAACCATTGGCAATCTAGGCAATGCTACAAAGTTTGTAAACATTGGCAATCTTGGCAATTGTTTTGCCATTGCCAAGATTGCCAATGATTTCGGCTGAGAAAATGCGATCGGGGACGGGGAGGGCGAAAAGCCCCAGTTATTGGCAATATTGGCAAAATTGTCATCATGTTTCAGTTAGCTAAGCCCCACTTTGATAGCTCCTTGCAATAGAAAATAAATGACAATATTGCCAATAGCCCCGTAATTGTCTTGTAAATCAACGCGTTAGCATTGGCAACGATTGGCAATCTAACCCCGCTTTCCTGGGCAATTCACGCGTTTTAAACTGCCAATCTTGCATTTTGCAAAACAATGCTTTACAATAAAGGCTCACAAACACACTTGAGGACAATCAATCATGAAAATCACAATCGATTACGCAATCATCAAAGCCCTGCTAACCGCTGCGCCGAAAAAGGATATTCGCTACTATCTGAACGGCATTTGTGTCGACGCATCAAAAGAAACCGTTGTCTTAGTCGCTACTGACGGTCACATGATGATTTGTTTCCCCGTTAGCGCTGACGCAATCGAAGACCGCATCGAAGGGCATTTCATTATTGATCGCGTTGATCTTGACGCTATCAAGCCCATGAAAGCTGGCAAGCATACGCTCCCGCTAATCATTGAAGTTGACGACAAGGGTTATACGATCTCAGGCGCAACAAAAGCGGTTAACACGTTAGTTGACGGCAAGTTTCCCGACTGGCGTCGCGTCGTGCCACAAACGCTGTCGGGCGAACTGGCGCAGTTCAATCTTGAGCTATTGTCGCGCATTAATGACATCCGCAAAGTGTTTGGCCAAGATGAATACGCAACGACAATCCACCATAACGGGCGCTCATGCGCTCAAGTAACCGGACTAAAGCATGACGCGCTGTTGTTGCTCATGCCCATGCGGAACGATGCAACGCAGGGCGATGCACCCGTTCCATCATGGGCGCGTATGTAATCAATTTTCGACTTTATGCGCCTACTAACGTGGGCGCATAGGGGCGCGAATTGTGCCGACACTCCACTACAGTAAAGGACAATCAAATGGCAACTTACAACGGTTGGACGAACTACGCGACTTGGCGCGTCAATCTTGAAATATTTGACGGCTCGGAAGGCCCTTGGGATCATCACAGCGCTAAAGAGTTCGCGGAAGAAATAATTTACTCAACCACGCCTGAAGGCGTTGCCCGTAATTACGCGCTTGCGTTTTTGTCGGACGTTAATTGGTATGAGATAGCTGACCACTATCAAGACGAAAATGCGGAAGCATAACCGCGTCACAACGCCCAAGGGCCTAGGCGTGGTCGAAGGCATACACGGCGATAGCATCACCGTGCGCCTGATCGACCCACGCTTTCCGCTGCCTGAATGGCTCGTGTATCCGCGCAATGAATTGCGCCTAGTGCGCGATAAAAAAACCGTTGAAAACTATGGAGAGGCATTGTACTAATGAACCCAACTAGAACCGCGCATAAGGTCGTCAGCATGTATGGCGATCATGCGCTTGTGTTTTGTTCTTACATGGCCGATAAGTTCGCCCACGATGGGCTTGGTTACCGCTACTGGTTAGCAGTGGCGCACATTATTGAAGGGATGAAAAATGACTGACTGGATAGTCGCGCTTGTGTTCGGTGTTGCGCTCGCGTGCGCCGTGTTCTTCAACTTATAGGAAACCATCATGCACACACTCGGCCCTTGGCAATACGACATAAACAAAAACGCCACTGAAGCAATCATCATTGATTGGGAAGGCTATACAGTGGTTGAATTACATGCACTCGAAAACAGTACATGCTCATCTGATTTAGAAGATAACGCTCGCCTGATCGCCGCCGCGCCCGACATGCTCGATGCATTACAACGGGCCCGCGAAGTACTTTTATGGAACCTCGGCGATGATGCGCGAATTGATGCCGCTTTTGATGCCGTGACCGCCGCAATCAACAGAGCCACCTACACCAAAGAGCAAACAGCATGACTGACGACAATAAACCGCCCGAATGGCTCGCGCTGTTAGCGCATCAAATCACGCCCGACAAATGGTGTGTGCCTGTCGAAACCGTATGGCGTAGGTACGGATGGAAGCCACCAAGTACCGAGTGCCCTGAGACCATGCAGAAACACAAAGCGTTTAGGACATGGACGTTACCGCCATGCTGACCGCGCTAATCGCGATATTGCTTGCATGGTGCATTAGCGAACTGTTAGACTTGTGACCTCCTCAAGTTGGGGTGACGATGCCCCCGCTTTTACGCCCGACCAAGTGTCGGGCTTTTTTTCACTTCACAAGCGCCATCTTAGAAGGCGGCGCAGTATCCTCGACTAATCGGCGCAGTTCGGACTTGTTCAGCTTATTAGCCACATCAGGCGCAGCAAAGACATGCTTCTTGGTCGAGTATTCCGCGCTGGCTAACCGACCCACATCAACCCATCCGGCCTCCTTGAGCGCATGTAACAGCGCAGCCTGGGGAACCTTCACGCCCGTGGGCATACTGCCAAGCAATCGGTCAATCAACGCATGGAAGGGCGACCCGACTGCGCCTTTACTAAACTCGCCTTGACGACGGCGCATCATGTCCACCAGGAACGATTCAGCCGTGCTCATGGAGTGTTCGATCAAGTTAGACTTAAATTCCGTCCAGGCAGGCGTAGCGGCAGGATTGAAAGCGCTAACGTCACGCTGATATAGCCATGCGGCAATGGCGACGAACCCATGAGACTTGTACCAGTCCCAAAGTTGCCTTGCGTCATCATCGCGCATACGTGGCGCACGCGACCATATACAGAACCAGCGCCTGTCTTGTGAGTCAAGCGAGATGGGCAGCGGGTCATTGGTAAACGACAACACGAACAATCGATTAAGCATGTCATAGGGGTGCAGGCCTTTGCGATTGATCGGAAGCATCTCTGGAGGTGCAGCGATGATAGGCTTAAGTTTATTCGCCAGCGCACGCCGCGCAGCCGCCTCGGGTTCCTTCAACTCGTTAATGATTAGCACCTCGGACTCAAGTTGATAGCCCCACTGCGACGATAGCGAGTCATTATCAAGCAAGCCGCGATTCTTCAATCCTGGCCCGCACACCGCCCAAAGAAAAGGCGCCCACATGGTGTCTTTGCCGCAGCCTTGATCGCCGCCATGCAGCACGGCGTGATTGATTTTGACTTCGGGATGCTGCAACTTATACGCCATCACATTAAATAAATGCTCGCGCTCGCTAGGCTCAGGCACAAGCCGCTCGCAGTGCTCAAGCCAAAGGCTAATATCCCCAACGAAGGCTTTATCGACCACAGGACGCGCATCGCGCCAACGGTTGCCATACACGTCGCCATCACGCGCAACGAGTAAGCTCTCGCCTGCGGCATAGGTCACGCCCACCAAGGTGCGAGCGCCCATCGCCTGACGCTGTTCATCAAATGCGGTAGCTGCCTCGACCTTGCGCTTACTGTTAATGGAGATGCAGTTAACATGGCGATAGAGCGCGTTGAACACGTAACGCGGCACCTCGCGCCTGTCTTGCATATCAAAAAACGAGTCATCCGATTGAAGATATGCAAAGCGCTCAAACCATCCCTTCATCTCCACGCGACCAAGCTCCTTACGCTCGACTTCCTCAATCACTTTCTTAGCGTCGTCACTAAAGAACGTCGAAGGCTCGATCTTGTTAAGGGTTGATTGCATGGTGGCCGCAAGCAGATCATCACGCAAGCCAAGCGCGTGCTTAGGCCCGCCCTGTTCAGCGACCCACGATAAGAACGTCTTAGTGTCAAAGTCCACGCAATGCGAGTGAAGGCAGCAATACGCCCGCAAGGCGGGCTTATAACGCCCCTCAGGGTTGCCGTCCGTGTGCGCGGCATGGTTTGGGCAGATCACGCCAGCCCACCCCTCTTGATTCGGGCGCGACAAGACAAGACCCTGCGCGGCCAGCCACGCAAACACATCATCATCGCCCGTGTCAGCGATCTTAATCGGGCTTGGGCCTGCGCTATCAGCCTCGCTCGGCGTAACGCCTAGCGCCTCGCAGATCTGTGGCAGCGTGAACAGTCGATCGGGGTGGAACTCAACAAGCTGCGCGGCGAAGTTATTGCGACCTGGCTTTAAATTAACTGAGCCAGGCAGACGAAAGTTACGCACGGCGTTGGTTGCGCCTGGGTCGGTGTAACCTGCGTGGGCGATGGCTTTAATGGCCGCGCTGAACTCACTTTTGGTGGGTTGGTCATCATTAAAGGCATAACCATACTGGTACGACCCAGGCGATGTTTCCATGATCCACGTCGGCGCAAGCGTTGGCACCTGCGACTTGGTGCCCACGTCATCAAGCACAAGCACCAGACAATACTCGCAGTTAGCCGCAGATGCCGACACATGATCGCCAAAGCGATCAACAATAAAACTCGCCGTGTTGCCGTACCACGCTTGATCGGGCTTGATCTTTTTAATGTCCGGCAGATGGGCAGGCCATGTGCACTTAATCGCGCCATCTGCATGGAACTGTAGTTGACCGTCCTTCATCATAGGCTTTTGCCGCACGATGAGCGGCGTTTCGCCCTCGGGCGCAAGAGAAATTAGGAACTCCAAAAAATTTTTTGTCATTTTCCGTACCTTGTCATAACGTTAATCTCGGCCTCTAAGGGCAGACCGCTTGCCCATGCGGGCGACGTACACATGACGCTATGGAGCATCGTTACCGCAGCGTCAGCGTCAGACGCTGGAACCTCTAAAACAATCTCATCGTGCACGTGCAGCACGACGCCATCAAGCTGGCGCAGCGACGAGCGCAAGATGTCGTTAGCCGCTGCCTGGCAGATGTTCTCTGCTGCCAAGCCCTTCCATAGCCGCGCTCTAGGCCACTCCTTAGCATCCGCAGCAGGCTTCCATGACGCCTTGGCGTACGACACGCCATCTTCCTCTAGCCTAGCGTAGGGGTAACATAGGATGCGCCCTGACGGCAGCGCGTACCATAGGTGCTGACCGTCAAAATAATATGTCACACGGCCAGCCTTAAACTCAGACTTTGGGTGCTTCATCGCACGCGAGTAGGCCGACTCAAGTGCCTGCCAGTAGTGCACCGCCCACGGGTTAGCGCGACGCCATGCGTCCACCATGCGCCTGCTGTCAGCCTCAGGTAAGTTAACGCCATAGATGCGCCCCATCGAGGCGAACGCACCCACGCCACCACCGTAACCACAGTTATGAACTAGTCGCCCAGATGCAGTGAAGCGATGAAAGGGTCCGCAGTTGAGCAAGTCCCATACACGCCTTTTGGCTTGCAACTTGGGCGGTTCCAACGATTGACTATTTGCTCGAAAGTAAGACCCATCGATAACAAATTCTTCATCGTATTGTCCGCATAACGTACCTCGGGATACATCAGACGAAATTTGTGCATCGCGGGAGTGTTGATGGTCTTCGCAGTGTGCCTTCTGTTTTGCACTTTCGTTGACCATCTCAAATTGCCTGGCGCATAACCTTTGGAATTGTCTATGCGGTCCAGTTCCATATTCAATGGCGGCGCCCCGATGTTCTCCAAAACCCATACGTAAGCAGTCGCTACTGTCGGAAACTGGAATGTAATTCCACGCGCCCCATACGTTTTGTAGCCCGGCGACTTCGGATTCTCGCACCGTTGTTTGGCCGCCGACAATCGCTTTGCTAGCGATGGATATAGCAGTTTTGTTCGATGGCCCCGCTCGGACGAGACGAAGCCTGTTAATGGCTGCTGTTCCAAATTCAATCGGGTTCGTCTCCCCTTGAACCCAGACGAGATGATCTGGAGTGGCGCAGAGTCCGTCGTATTCAATGACATACTTTTCTCCTTTGTATATTGCGCCGTCAGTGCGAACCCAATTGTGTCCATCCCACACTTGGTCGCCGGGCAATAC